GCCGAGGGACGGGGGATCATAGTGACAAGCAGCGCCTGAGTAAGAATCAACACTCAAGTTGCCAGTGAATGCAATGTGCGCATCCCACAACTGCCCAGAAGGCAAGTCAGGGGGTCTGGTGATGGAGTGAGACTCGGTATAGGTGTAAACCAAAGACCGTCCATTTTTCATGTCGGGGTATCCTTTCGGAGCCACGGGATGATCATAGAACGGGTCAATGGCACACTTCAACCATGCCTCTCCACTTGGGGTGGTACTTGTGCCTCGCAAGGCTCGCTCGATTTCCTTTTCAGGGGTTGGTGTGGCCACACTGTCGGTCATCTCTTTAAACCCAAACCCACGTGCTTGTGGAACGACATAGAACTTTCGTCCATTGCGAATCAGGCTCTTCACGATTAGCAGCTCACGCCCATGAAGGGTAGTTTCTGCCTCATTAAGAACCCAACGCTCCAACAAGTCGTATTGAGGATGGTAAACAAGATAATTCAACGCTTGTGCCATACGCAAACAAACGTCAACAGGCTGTTCCTTAACACCAGTATAGGCCCATCTAAAAAGACTTTTCTGATAAGACCAAACCGGGTAAAGCGCACCCTGATGCACGACAAGAGTACTTCCCATGAGATCCCACCCTTCCAACATCTGCTGTCTACCCTGCATCAACGAAATCTTCATCACTAAACCAAAACTGGCAAAGTGACTGACGAACTCGTCATGGAAAGAGGAGGTGTTAGAAATAGGTAGTAAAATAAGAGTATCATCTCCGCAACCAAAGAACTCCATCTCAAAGATCAAATCTGATCGTCCAATATCCAGGAGAAATTGACAAGTCAGGAGAAACACAATCAAGGTTTCATCTTCACTCGTGTTATCTTTTCCACTAGGATAAGCTTGGTCAGTCGAGCGGATTTCAGGTCCATTGGGTCCCTTAGCCCAGAAAGTCCACTTTGACATGAACTCACGGTACCAAGGAAGCCTAGGACCAAACCTCTCGAGAAAATCTTCAAGTTGCAAGTACAATTTAGCACAGATGGTACGATCCATCTTACTGGCATCCATCATGATAAGAAGTTTCTTGCCACGTTCAGCGGATATGGCTATACGCTGCATCAAAAGTCTACCATCAAGACCTTTCAACATGAAATTGACACGTGCAAGAGCTTTTGCGAGTTTCCAATTCTGGATTTTACCCCAGAACAGTAATCGCGTGGAGTGGTTCAAAATTATGCGAAAATCTCCACGATCAAATTTTTCTTTTTTGCAAGTTTCTTCTTTTACGACAACCCCAGCAGCCAAAAGACCGGGTACATGGGGGTAGTCACTGGCTAGAGCAAAGGGCAAAACTGAAGCTCGGCTATCGAACTTGGCCGAGAGACCAGGACCGGGAGAAGAGTCCATGGACCAACCTTGTAGTACTTCCTTAATTGTAGAAAGACCACCCTCAACACCAATAGCATCCAAATATCCATATGCCAAATCCATCGCTTCAAGAGAAATAGATCTGGGCGTCGGCTTGCTCACGCAAACGTCATTAACATAGAAATCAGTACTAAGGTTTGGGGTGCACATACAATACTTAGAAAAAAGGTCTTCAGAATGCCCGAGCTGATGGTACAACTCAATCACTCTGCCACTCCGTTGCATATCAAAACGCCAACTAGCCGGAGGGCAATTTACTGTTGACGCCGCTGAAAATGCTGTGCCACATCAAAGTTCACAGCAAGTCCAATCGAAGCCGAATCAGCAAATCCAACATGCAATCCAACGACAACGACCTCTTCACCAATTATCTGCCAAAGCGGAGAACCGGAATCACCAGGAGTAGTGTCGCACTTGTAGATTAACATTTGCAATTGGCCAGACTCAGCAACCTTCAATGCACGGGTATATGGAACCTCCTTCGCAATAGCGCTAGTAATCCAACAAGGAAGAGCTGGATCATGAACTGAGATACTCAAACGAGTCTTGCTGTCAAGACAAGTGGGCAACTCAAGAATGCTCCAGTCATTCGATGACAAAGCAACTGCGCCATTAGGTGCGAGTAAGAAAACAGGTTTAAAAGAAGCACGAATCCAACGAGCCGTCTGTGCATCCCAATACTCAACGTAGGCTTCACCACGAGCATCACACAAAGTGGAAAAACCAGGCCCACCAGTCATGTGAGCCGGCGAAGGGAACATCAAGAAGGAAGTCTTAGTGACAAACTGCTCAGGTACGTACAAACCACCAAAAGATCCAACGAAGCCAGTACAAACGAGTTCACCTTTAGGGGTAACAAGTCTGACGAGCGAATTCAGAACTTTCGCAGCCTGTTTCTCATTCGCAGCAAAAGAACTCTGAGATGTAACATCACCGTCAATGCTCAACTTACTGGCACGTTGGAGAGTGTCTTTGAAAGCAAAAACACCACCGAGAGTCATGTCCAGATTCTGGGTAAAAACAGGTTTCTTAGGATCATCAGAGCGCTTCTCCTTTCTGCGAGGAGGGGTGGGGGGTGGCGTGATTCTCGGTATCTCGTCAATACGCACACGACGGCGCGCTTGGTCGACGGGCTCTGGCACAGCAGACTGACCCTTCTTCGATCGACGATCACGATTCTCTTTCGCCATTGAATCAAGCTCGAGCAACCTCCCCCCAAGGCTAGCCCGGGTACGCTCCCTAACGTCAGCAGGCATGTGCGCAAACTCACCAATTATGTCATCAACAAAAGCAAGTTCACCACGCATGTTGCGTCTATTAAAAAAGCGTGCCTTCGAGATGGGCTCGTCCTGAGTACGACCAGCCATCTCTTCTTCAATCTGTCTGTCGAGTTCATCCTCATCAACGTCACCATAGTCACGAACCCAAATGTTCTTGAAGCTACCATCTTCCATGGCAACCTCATAAACATCATACTCGTAACCATTGTAACTGCGCTTGTAGGCACCATTGAAAGTACCCTTGCGCTTGGTCTTTCCTTTGCCCTGACTGAGATCAAACTCAGTCGCCTTGTACATACCGTCATCAACAGCATGAATGAGCTTACGAAGTTCAATACGATATTGAACATACTCAATCAAGCCAATAATGGCAGCAACAAAGACTAAAAGCAAAGTCAACATCAGGCTAACAAGGAATTTCCGCGCTGACCTCACGGCAGAGTAGTGATGTATAGGAATGTGAAAAAATTCACACACACGAACAACACCCCGAACATACCAAGAAGTGAAATCACGGACCCAACGGTAATTG